GCTATTGAGTCTGGCGCATCGCCGGGCCTTTTCAACATGGCGGGAAATGAAACGAGAAAACTCATCTCGAAGTACGGCTTTGCGACGCCAGAGTCTCAGCAGCTTCTTGAAGAACTTAATAGCAAAGTTGCCGACCAAGCGGCCAGAGCAAATACGGCAATGAGGCAGCATATCGGAAGCACGCTCGGCGTGACCGATGATGCATTTGACATACAGCAGGCTATTCGCTCTTCCAACGAAAACGAAATCAACCGCCTGTACAAGGCTCTTGAAACAGACCCGGCAGCTCGCGATGTATTTAGCGTTGAGCTGAGTACCCTTGTAAAAAGCGGCGCATTGAAAGATTTCATGACCAATGCTCGGGATCTTGCCAAGAATCCCAAGTCACGAATCATCGCCCCGACGAGAACGAGCTCGGGAAACATTTTCTTCTGGGATCAGGTCAAACGAGATCTTGATGACGCTATCAATGAAGCGTACAGACAAGGCAAATCAAATAAAGCCATCGACCTGAAAAATTTACGTAAGCAGGTGGTTGACGAACTCGATACTACCGTTCCGAATTATCAGCGCGCCCGAGATGCCGCGTCTGAATCTTTAGGCGCACAAAATGCCGTTGAAGCGGGATATGGCGCCCTGCGAAGTGCTGGAACGACGTTCAAAGCTGGTCCGTTGATCACGGCTTTCAACAGATATTCGCCGGAACGAAAAGATATGTTTCGGCAAGGTTTGGCTGCACAACTTGCAGAAATCGCAGAAAAGAGCGGCCCGGACGACATTCTTCGGCTTATCAAAGATCCGAATAGAAGCAAGATCCTACAAACCGCGTTGGGGCAAGCGGAACTGGATTCAATTCTAGGCCGCGCCGCTTCTGAATCTGTTTTGAAAAGAACAAGAGCTTACGGCGCGCATTTGGATGACCCGTCAGTTCAAGAGCAATTCATCAAGGGTCAAGTTGCATTTGAAATGGGCCCTGCCATGTTGGCTGCAGTGAGGGGTGATTTTGGTCCGATGGTGAATATCCTCGCGACTAAAGCCCAGCAAGCAGTGACAACCGGTGTTCAAACAAGAAATTACCGAAAAACAGCCAACGAAATGCTGAGCTTGATCGGGACGGACGACCCCGAAAAGTTGAAGCGTCTTGGCGAAATCATTCGCAAGGTCCCTGCTGCCCCGGGCATTCTCGGAAGCACCATGGACCTGATGCGGAATTCGCTGGTGCGCGCTTCGATTGGCACGCCACCTTCGCAGGAAGTCACGGCTCCGGGTGCCACTCTCACTGAGGGTTCGGTCGGCATGGAACCGAAGCAGCTTCCAGCTTCTGAGGTTTTTGATCGAATGTTGCAAGTTGAAAGTGGGAAGCAGCAGTTCGACAAGCAGGGCAATGTTATAACTTCTTCGGCTGGCGCTTTGGGCATTGCTCAAGTCATGCCGGGAACTGCGCCAGAAGCAGCAAAACTAGCCGGCTTGCCCTACGACCCACAGCGTTTGAGGAGCGATCCGGCGTACAACGAGGCTTTAGGCCGCGCTTACTTCGAAGACATGCTCAGGCAATTCGAAGACCCGGTTATTGCAGCAGCCGCTTACAATGCAGGCCCCGGCGCGGTGCGGCGCGCATTGAACGCAGCTCGAGAAAGCGGCGAGAGTTTTGCCAATTTCTTGCCTGAGGAAACACAAAACTACATTTTGAAAATTTTCGGCAGGCCCGCATCTCGAGCTGGCGGCAGAATTGCGCGTGCGACTGGCGGTAAGATAGGCGGATCAGTAGAAAGTTTGCTGAATAAGCTGATGGTTGCTACTGAAGATGCCAAGAAGCGCAGCAATTCAAAGACGGAGGACCTCTTAGGGGTTCACGATGATCACATTGCAAAGGCACTTGAAGTAGCTGATAAAGCGATTTAGGAGTAATCATGGCCAGTACTTTTACAACTAACAAACTTATCGAAAAGCCGGCAAATGGCGATTACGTCAATACGTGGGATCAGCCAGTCAATACTGACTTTGATATTATCGATACGGCATTTGGCGGTACGACCAACATCAATGCGGTGGGCGCGAGTGGCACGGTTACCTTATCGGACTCGCAGTACCGCCCTCCCAATATCATCATCGCTGGTCTTTTAAGCGCAAACGTCAATTATCAATTGCCCTCTGGCAAGGGTGGCGTTTGGTCCATCTACAACAACACGACGGGTAACTTTACGGTCACCTTCTCGTCTGCTGGCGGTGGCACATCGCTGCTTTTGCGCCAAGGCTATCGGTCTCAGGTCATCAGTGATGGCACGAACATTTCGTACTCGTCGACCAACTCGCTACCGGGCGGAAGCAATACGCAAGTTCAATACAACGACAACGGCGTATTGGCTGGGTCGGCAAACTTTACCTTTGACGGTACGTACGTCGGCACTCGAGGCCTGACGTTTGTAGGCGCCACCAGCGGGTTCTTTGGGCTGATCCCAGCCGCAGTTTCGGACAGCACGGTATATACGTGGCCCGGATCTGACGGCGCTGCGGGCTACGTGCTTGCGACAGATGGCAGTGGCAATCTGTCTTGGGCTGTCGGCGGTGGTGGTGGTGGTGGTGTAGCGTCTTTCTCTGGCGGCACTACAGGCCTCACGCCTGCAACTGCATCGACCGGCATTATTACGCTCGCAGGCACGCTCACCGAAGCGAATGGCGGTACTGGCGAAACGACTTATACCAACGGCCAGATCCTAATCGGTAACGCTGCAGGCGGCCTCACGAAGGCCACACTGACTGCAGGAACGAACGTCACCATCACAAATGGTGATGGCTCCATCACGATCAACTCTTCTGGTGGTGGCGGAGGATCTGATTTTCTGAATTGGGACGGAGCTTTCAGCAGCGCAATTGTTACGGCCTCCACCGCTGCGCCTTCTGGAGGCAATGACGGTGACGTTTGGTTCAGGTATTAAATGTGCGAGGTATACGTAAAAGTCGCTGGTAACTGGGAACAAGTCAACGAAATCTACGTAAAAGTTGGCGGGACTTGGCAGTTACTTACAGAGGCTTGGCACAAGGTAGACGGTGCTTGGCGAATATTTTGGCAGCCGAATGGTTTTGTGCCATTCACTCAGATGTTGTACGAGCCTAATCAAGACCCTGCTGATTATGGAATTATTGGAAGAGTTTATGCCCCGTGCGGCGCGACTTCATTGACAGTTTATGGATGGGGCGCTGGCGGAGCGGGCGGCTGTAAAGATGCGTCCTCTGGAACAAATCTTTTAGCTGGATCTGGCGGTGGCGCTCAGTACAACATTGAGGGCCCTTATCCAGTTACCCCGCTTCAAGAATATGTTTTTTACTTGGGCGGACCTTCTTCATTTGGTGTTTTAAATCCTCCAAATCCAACTCATGCGGTTTTTGTATTTGACGAATGGGGTTCCGGTAACAGAGGAGATCCCGCAGGTATTTCTACACTGTTCGGCGCAACTCCTTATTTTGATTTTCTCGCTCAAGGCGGCGAGGGCGGAACAACCGTATGGGACAATGTTGGCGGTGATGTTCTTTTTGACCCGGGCAATCCGGGGAATGGAGGTCCTGCTGTGGCGGGTCCTGCAAGTGGCGTCGGCGGAACAGCCGGTGGTCCGGGCGGTGGAGCCGGTGGTCAATCGATTGGCAATATTCCTCCGCAATTCCCCGGAGGAGGTGGCGCAGGCGGATACAATGGCGCGCCGGGTCAGGCTGGAATCAGTGCCGTTTTATACCTTAGCTGGTCATAAGCTATGACTGTATTTGTAAAAGTTGGCGGTGTTTGGCAAACAGTAAACGAGGTTTACGTCAAACGAAGCGGCGTATGGGCACAACCAAAAAATCTTTGGTTCTACAACCTTACTACCCCTGAAGTACCGCAAAATTTAGTTGACGGAGCTTCTTACGGAAGAACATTTACTGGAGGAGGACCTTTCCCTCCTTTTTGGACTTGGACAGGAAATGCTGTTTGGTGGAACGGTAATCCGGCAGATAAACCTTATGAAGCTCCATTTTTTGAGGCTACTTTTCTTACTTACACAGCAGCATTTTGGGAAAGCCCTCCTATATATCCATCAGGAACTGTTGGGAAAATAGTTGTCCCATATTCCTGCAATCGAGCATCTTTCCGCATTCAAGCACAAGGCGGTGCTGGAGCAGCATCAACAACTAATTTTGCAGCAGGTGCTGGCGGAGGCGGGGCGGTGCTTAATTACGATCCTATCTCTGGTGGGTTTGTGGTCAATGAATTTGACGAATTCACTGTAACAGTGACCCCGGAAAATGACACGACAACAAGTGGTGATGGCGCGGATGGGACAAGTTATACGGTCAGTTGGCCCGGGAATACAATTACCGCTGGCGGAGGAAAAGGTGGAGAAGCAAGCGGCGTCAATGGAGTTGGCGGTGTTGCATCAGGAAGCGGGCCAATTTGGAATAACTTGTTGCTTTCAGGCGTTGCTGCAAATGGTTCTGCAGGCACCACCAATGCTTATGGCCTTAACAAGGGTGGCGCCGGAGCGGTTGACCCAACTCAACCTTTCCTCACCGGCGTTGGCGGTTCGTTATTTGGCGAATTCGACGATGGTGGATTTTGCTTCGCAATAGATCCAGTCAACGGAGGAGGAGGTGGTGGTGGATATAACAGTTGGGGTCAAAAAGGCGGCGATGCTCAAATAGTTTTTAATTTTTGGAGGGCGTAGCTGATGAACATGCAAAAGATTGTAGACATGCTGTTCCCAGTGTTGCTGGCCGCTGTTGGTTGGCTGCTCGCGGAAATCGCATCGTTCAACAATCGGCTGATTGCCATTGAGTCAAAAATGCCCATCTTGATCACCGAGGATGGGGTGCCGACTGACAGCCCGTTAAGCGCGTCGCGTCGTCAAGAATTGAAGGACGACATCATGGAGGACATCCACGACCTACAAGTGCGCGTCAAACTGATGGAGGAGCGCAACAAATGATGACAATGATTTCAACTTTCCTGTCCTTCCTCGCAGGAGGGCTTCCCAAAATTCTGCAGATCTTTCAAGACCGCCAAGACAAGAAGCATGAATTGGCTCTCGTTGCCGCGCAAAAAGAGCGCGAACTGGCGTTAGCTGAGCGCGGCTTCCTTGCGCAAGCTCGCGTCGAAGAAATCAAGTTAGAGCAGATTCAGACGCAGACTGCGGGTGAGGAGCGTCAAGCTCTGTACCAGCACGACATCGAAATTGGAAAAGGCGCATCGCAGTGGATGATCAATCTGCGCGCATCTGTGCGTCCAGTGGTGACATATATCTTTGTGCTAGAACTTGTCGCCATCAACATCGCGGGCGTTTGGTATGCCTACGACACGGGCGTTCCGTTTGCTTCAGCGATGGCAGAAGTTTTCTCTGACGATGAGATGATGATACTAGCGTCCATTGTAAGCTTTTGGTTCGGGACGCAAGCGTTCCAAAAGAAAGGCTGATCGTGAAGGTTAGCTCCAAAGCAATAGAAATGATCAAACACCATGAGGGCGTCAGATTGAAGCCCTACAGGTGTCCTGCTTTACTTTGGACGACTGCGGTAGGCCACGTCATTGATCCTAATCACGCCAAGGTGCCATTTGAGGAACGACGGAATTTATCGATACCAGCAGGCTGGGACCGGACTCTCACGATGGACGAGGTGGACCGGATACTTGCTGAAGACCTTCGTCGGTTTGAGCGTGGCGTGGTTCGACTTTGCCCTGCTGCTGTTGATCGTCAGGGAGTCTTTGATTCTCTCGTCAGTTTTGCCTTCAACGTGGGCCTTGGCTCTCTCCAGCGTTCTACCCTTCGGATGAAGACGAACCGGGGTGAATTCGAGGAAGCGGCTGACGAGTTTCTAAAGTGGACAAAGGCGGGTGGGCGAGTGCTGCCGGGGCTGGTTAAGCGCCGCATGGATGAGCGGGCGCTGTATCTTTCGGGAGTCGTTGGCTGAGGGGCTCAAAAGATGAAAGAGAATTTTGAAGCGTGTTTTAAGAATGTGCTGAGGTCTGAGGGTAAATTTGTTAATAACCTCGAAGATCCCGGGAGCATGACCAATCTTGGCGTTACGAAGCGCGTTTTTGAATCTTGGGTAAAGCGCGAAGTGACAGAAAAAGAAATGCGCGATCTAAAGCCAAGTGATGTTCGCGACTTGTACAAAACTTTTTATTGGGATGCATGCCGATGTGATGAATTGGCATGGGGAGTCGATTACTCCGTATTTGATCTTGCTGTGTATATTGGAATTGAAAGATCCATCATCACTTTGCAAAGAGTCTTAGAAGTAAAAGACGATGGGATTTTTGGTCCTGCCACAATTAAAGCCGCTCAGGAACAAGACCCGATCAGCATTATCGCGGGGTGTTTCTCTGCCAGAATCGGCTTTTATCAAAATTTAAAAAATTACGAGACTTTTGGTAAGTTGGGACATCGCCGGGCCGTTTACGTCGCATCAGATTCAAGAAGAATGCACGAAAAAAATCTTCCGAAAAGCCCTACGGATTCAGGATCTTCACCTTCCCAATAACGCTCGATGACAAAGCAATCGGGCCGACGCTGTAGTAATTGCCTGAGTTGTTGTCCCGGTAGATTTCATCGACGATGATGATTCCGTCATCGATCAGCACAGAGATGAGGGCCTCGAGCGTTTTTGCCGGATGGTCGCCGATGATCTGATGAACCGGATTGCCCGCTTTCGATGGCATGTTCAGTGTGAATATATACCTCATGACCTTCCCTTAAAGGGATGGGGGCGGTCCCTCTCCGCCCCCTCCCGACCTGT